GATATCACATCCGATCATCGCACACGCGGTGTTGTCGCCGAACGCCGCCGCTTGTCCGGCGGCGACCGCCTGAACGGCGGCGAGCGCCTCGGTGGCGGTGGCGCCCTCGCGGAGCGTGATACCGAGGGAGGCGAGCAGCCGGTAGCGGCCAGACTCGACCTTGACCAGCGCCTCACTCGCGGCCTGGAGGCTGATGCCCTTGAACCGGGCCAAGTCCATCGCCGTGTTGTGGAGTTCCTGCGCCTTGGCCACGTCATGGGTTGCGGCGGTCAGGAAGGTTAGGGAGGCGCGAGTCTCGTCGTCGGTGAAGCCGAGCTTCTGGCTCGCCGCGATCGTGCGCTCGATGCCAGCCGTGTTGCCATCCCAGCCCGGCACGTTGGCGTGGAGCGCCGAGGTCAGCCGACGAACGGATGCCTCGTCGTCGATCGCCGCCTGAACCGAATCCTTGAGGAAGTCGGTGGCCGCGCCGACCGCGTTGCCCAGCATCGAGAACGCGGTCACGCCCGCGCCCAGCCCGACGCCGGTCAGGATCGAACTCTTGGCGTCCCCGGCCAGGCTCTTGAACATGCCCCGGACCGAGGTGATGCCCTGCTCGGCGCCGGTGGTATCGGTGCGGATGCCGATGCGGGCTTCGGACGCCATCAGGACTCCTGCTCAGGGCCGCGCTCCGCGGCGTTCACCAGTTCGATGATGTGGAACAGCTCGGCGGCGTCGGCCTCGAGCACCTCGGTCGGCAGCACGCCGTAGCGGCGGGCGATCGCGTCGAGCGCCTGGGCCCGGACAACCTCAAGCGGCGGCGGCGCTACTTTCGGGCCGAGGTGCGCCGCTTTCTCGGCCGCGGCGGTAAAGATGCCGGCGGGCTGCGGACGGCGGATAGCCACTTGCTCACAAGGAACCACTGCGTGGTCTGGTCCAGCTGGTCGGCGAACGCGTCGGCGGTGGCCGGAACCATCGAACCGTCAGGGGCTTGCAGGTTCCAGCCGCGGACTTGCCCGCCGAACAGGACGAGCAGGTCGCGGATCTTGTCGATGTCCACGTCGGCGGTCGCGGGCAGTTCGCCATCGTCGTCGGCGAGGTCGGCCATCTTGGCCATCTGCCAGAACAAGCCCTGCGGGGCAGCGAGGCTGACGTCGACCTCGAGCCCCTGATAGGGACCGTCCTCGAAGAACAGGGTGATGATCCGCTCGGGGAGTCGGAACGGTTTGCGGGGCATGGCCCAACCTCCATTGCCCAACCGTGGACTGATGACCGGGGCGGCGAGGTTGGGCACCGCCGCCCCGGTCACGCGGATTACGACCAGGTCGGGACGGCGCCGTTCTGGAGCATCAGGGTGGCGGTGGCCGTGAGGTTCCCGTCCTGGCTCCGGTTCAGCGTGTACTCGGTGCAGATCATCTCCATCGTCAGCGTCGCGGTCGGCGTGCTGTTGATGAGGATGGTCACCGTCCGGGCCGCGCTGGAGCTCGACATCGTGCGGAACACGGTGTGCGAGCCGGTGGTCGCGGTCGGGTCGTACTGGAGGTTGAGCGTGACCGTCCCGTCGGACAGGAGCAGGAGCTTCTCGATTGCGCTCTTGTCCAGGCCGGTGATGTCCGCGCTGCCGCGGGGCGTGGAGACATCGAACGACAGGACCGAGGTGCTGATGTCTTTCAGCGAGCCGGCGCTGTCGTCGACTGACAGGGTGGTGGTGATACCGCTGGACTTGGCCATTGGAGGCGACTCCTAACTGACGAGGGCTAGCTCTGCGCGACCTCGAACTTGCGGAACAGGACCGCAGCCGTGCAGGAGGAGAAGGTGCCGGTGACCGCGATGCGGACGTAGCGGCGGATGGTGGCTCCGGTGGCGGTGGCCAGCCGTTGGGTCGTCCGCCCGGTCGCCGCCGTGAAGCCGAGGCCGGTGATCGCGGCGAAGGTGCTGTCGTTGGCCGAGTCCTCGACCGTGAACGTGGCGCTCGTGCCCGAGAAGGCGAACACCTGGAGGAAGGCCGCCGCCCCGAAGGTGGTGGAGGCCGCGGTGTAGTCGACGCTCGTGCCGTTGGCCGCGCCGGTGAACACCTGCTTGCCGGTGGTGAGCATGTCGCCCCACAGGGGCCAGTTGCCATCGGAGCCGACGCACTGGACCTTGATCGCCAACGAGCCGTCGGCGGCGCGGCTCGGCGCGTAGTCGAGTTGCTTCGAGACGAAGGCGAAGCCGTTGGCCCCGACCGTCGCGCCGGCGAAGTACATGACCTGCTTGTCGGCGGCGGGCAGGACCGAGAGGGCGACGTGCTCCTGGAGGACGGACGGGTTGAACCAGGACGAGAAGGCGAGCTCGGCGTCGACCAGTCCGGTGATCCGCTCGGTGGCCGACTTGTCGATGCCGGTCACGTCGAGCGCGTTGCGGCGCAGGGCGATGGTGTCCACGCTGCCGGTGTCGCCGGACAGGTCGTAGCCGTCCACGAACAGCGCGTGCGCGAGTCCTGATTCCTTGACCATCTAGGTGAGTCCTTCCACGAGCTTGCGGGAGATCGGCCCGATCCGCCCGTTGATGTGCGACTGGACGGCGCGGGCGGCTTCTCGGTAGATGCGGTAGCCGCGGAACCCACCCCGAGGGCGGTTTGTGCTGGCGTCGTCGATCCAGCGGTTGTAGTAGCGGGCGTAGGGTTGGTGCCCGTAGGTGCCCGACACGACCAACTTGGCCCGGCCGCGCTTCATCCGCATGGGCTGGGCCGTGATGTTGTTGGCGAGGATGACGTCGCTGAACGAGATGCCGCTGATGCCGCCGCCGCCGTGCTGTCGCTGCTTGCCAGCCAGCGCAGACTTGGCAATGTTCACGCCCACCAGGCCCTCTTCACGAAGGATGGAGTAGACGTTCAAGTGGAGGCGGCCGATCGGGTTGCCGGTGAAGAAGAACCCATACAGCTGGACGTCCACCTCGACCGCGTTCTTCCCACGGCCTCCCTTGACGACGCCCATCAGTTGGCGATCGTGTGCTGGTCGACCATCGCCGCCCAGCAGGTGAAGGTCGCAGTCCGGGCGGTGGTGTTGCTCAGGACCGCCCAGCCAGCCGACACCGACAGCAACTCGTCGATGTCGATGCCGATGGCGAACTCGCCGAGGTGCGCGTCGCCGAGGACTCGGGTGTGGATCTGCTGGATGACTTCCCGCATATAGTCCTCGACCGTCTGGTTCCGGTTCGGAAGCCGGATCCCGTCGGGGACGTAGAGCGTGGTGACCAGCGCCTCGTCGGTCGAGGCCGATGAGAGGGTCGCGCCGCCGAACATCGACGGGCGTCGGCCGCCCCACCAGTAGGCCAGGACCGGAACCGTGGTCAGGGCGGACGGCTCGCCTCGGACGATGCTGGTGATGGTCGGCGTGACCAGCAGACCGGCGGCAACGAGGTGGGCGTGGTAGGTGGTCTGGACGTCGGACCACGCCATCAGGCGGCCAGCATCATGCGGTACTTCTCCAGGGTGAGCCGGTCCTTGTAGGACAGCGCCCGCTCGAAGGTCCGCTCGCCACCGATCCCGACGGTGACCGTGTCGCCACCGCCCGCTCCGCGCTCGCGGGCGGACGATACGGCGAGGGTCAGGGCGATCGCGCTGATGTCGGACGGGATCGACGGGAAGCCGAAGGTGCCGGTGATCTCCGCGCCGAAGGTGGCGGTGTAGAACTTGACCACCGTCCCGCTGGCCCCGGTGGGTAGGAAGCAGATGGCGTTGGCGGGCCAACCGGGCGAACGGTTGAAGGCGGGTGGGTCGAGGTAGTAGTCAGCCGCGGTGGCGGTGGTGTACGTCCCGCCCGACGCAGGCTGGTTGGTGGTCGCCACGCCGAGGGTCGTGACCGACACGATGCCCCGTGGCAGGTACAGCCGATAGCCCGAGGTCGTGTGGACCCGGTAGGTGGTCGTGCCGTCAGGGGTGAACACCCGGCCAGTGAAGGTGTGGATGAACGCGGTCGCCTGACGGAGCCACTCCAGCAAGTTCTCGTCCTGCGCGGTATCGGTGTACGGGATCTCGAGCCGCTGCTTGAGGTCGTACAGGCTGGCGAGCAGACCCGAACCCTCGGCGCTGGCCTGGAACGCAGCCGAGTAGTCCGATACCAGCGTGCCGCCGACGTTGCGGAAGCGGGTCTTGTACCAGGTCGTGCTCGCCCCGTTCGGGTCGTAGCCCGAGTAGGTGTAGGTGCCCGCCACGAGGGCGATCGTCGGCGTGCTGCCCGTCCCACTGATGTCGACGAACGCACCTGCCTCGGTGGCCGACGACTGGATCTGGATGAGGGCACCCGCCCCATACGCGCCCGCGTTGAGCAGCTCGTCGGCGTTCTCGGCGGTGACCTTGATGACGTTGGCCATTAGTGCTCCGGCTTGTCGTGCTCTGCGGTGGCGGTCGGGGTGCTCGAGGTGGCCTGCCCGGTCGGGCTGCCGTCCTTCGTCTCGGCCGCCGTGCGGAGCAGGGTCAACACCCTGACAACGGTGTTGCCATAGGTCAGGCTGTCAGCGGCGGTGCGGAGCAGCGTGAGCGCCCGCGTGACCGCGTCGCCCATCGTCAGCGTGTCGGCGTTCGACCGGACCAGGGTGAGCACCCGGACGACGGTGTTGCCGATGGTCAACGAGTCGGCGTTGGTGCGGGCGAGGGTGAGCGTCCTGGTGACGGCGTCCGAGATGTTGAGCGCATCGACCGCCGTGCGGATCGTGAGCTTGATGCCCGCGACCGCATCCCCGAACGTCAGCGAGTCGGCGTTGACCCGGAACAGGGTGAGAACGCGAACGACCGAGTCCGAGAAGCCCAGCCCGTCCGCCGCGGTGCGGAGCAGGGTCAGGACTCGGGCGACAGTGTTGCCGTAGGTGATGCTGTCCGACGCGGTCCGATTGAGAGTGAGCACCCGGACGACCGCATCGGCGAAGCCGAGGCTGTCCGCGTTCGAACGCAGCAGGGTCAGTGTGCGGGTGACGGCGTTGCCGTAGGTCACCGAGTCGGACGCGGTCCGGTTCAGGGTGAGGACGCGGGCGACGCTGTTCCCGTAGGTCACGCTGTCGGCATTGGTCCGGGCCAGAGTGAGGACACGAACGACGCTGTCCGAGAAGGTCAGGCTGTCGGCGCAGGTGCGGTCGTACAGCGTGCCGCCGGCGGCGGCCGGCTGTACCTTCTTGATCCGCTGTTGCGGTTGTGGTGGATGGCGGAACAGGCCAGGCACGGCCCGCTCCTAGTTCAGTTCGTGGTAGGTGATCCCGGCCGACCAGTTGGTCAGGGTTGCCGGCGTGCCGACGATCTTGAGCACGATGGCCTTGTCGGAAGTGAGGATGATCCGTTCCTCGGGAACGGGAACCCACAGCCAGCCGTTCAGGTTGTTGAAGCCGTCGTAGATGATCGGCGTGACCGCACCCGCGCCCTCGGCGGATGCGTCGGTTCCGGCTGTTCCCTCCGCGCCGGACGTGCCGCCCACGATGCCCGACACCCGGCCATCGACGAAGTGGCCGACCGGCGTGGTGCTGGTGTAGGTGCCGAACGCGCTGACCTTGGTGCCGAGGATGATGCCGAGCTGGTCGGACGCCTCAGTCGCCTGGTTGCCGACCCACGCCCGCAGGATCTCGATGGTCGAGCCGCCGGTGGCCAGCGTCGAGTCGGTGTGGATGATGACCAGCGTGGCGTCGGCCACGATGGTCTGGTTCTGCATCGTCACGGAGTACATCGGCGGCCCTTATTGCGGGAGGAGAGGGACGTAGGGGTTGCGGTGCGGGACGAAGGTCGTGTCGAGCTCGATCAGGACCGACGAGAAGGCCGACGTGGTGGCCGCCGTCCAGGCGACGGTCGTGTTCGTCTCGCCGCTGTTGCGGGTGACGCTCTCGACGCCGGTCGACGGCGTGGAATAGCCCGCGTCACCGGTTTCGGTCCAGGAGGTCGGCGGCGCGGTGTTGGTCGTCCCGGTCTGCCCGGTGTGAACCTGGCCGATGCCAGCGTTGCCGGTCAGAAACGCCTTGCCCATCGTGATCGACGGCGT